TTAAGACAAGTTATGACAAAAAGTCAAATATATCAATTGCGTAACAAATTGATAAAAGCTATTGCAATTTACTTCAAATAGTAGTAACATATAATCAAATAGGGTTGCGACCGAACGCAAGATTATTTATTCGCATAATAGCATGAATAAGTAAATAGGAGAAATATTATGAGTTTAGCAGACAAGAAAAAATCATTTAAAGGAAAATCAATTGACTTTATGGAAGGCAGAAAAGCTGGTAAATTGAAAGATTTACTAAACAAGGATGTAACAATAGTTGATATTGATATAATCAAATCAACTAAAAGAAATGATGAATTTGCTGTATTCATTATAGATGAAGATGCAGATAACTATTATTTTGGAGGTGAAGTTTTAACAAACTTTGTGAGAACATTAGATGATAGCGATTTTGAAGAGATAAGAAGAGATGGATGCAAGGTTAAATTTACATCAGCTAAATCTAAAGATGGTTTTACATATACAAATGTAGATTTTTTATAAAAAGGAGTTATTAAATGAGATCAAATGAGGAATTATATAGCGAATTATTTAGACTAGCAAAAAGAGCTAATCAAAGAATTTTAAGACTTGAACGTGAATTTGGAAAAGACTCATTTGCAATCAAAAATTTAAGAAATAGGCTTTCAAGTCCAGTTGTAAGTGCTTGGACAGAATCTGGCAGAATTAGATATAATAAATCAATGACAGATAGTCAAATGAGAGCTACAATAAAAGCAACAAAAGACTTTTTAGCATCTATGCAATCAAGAGTATCTGGAGCAAGGAAAATAAGAGAATATAGAAGAAAACAGATTGCTCAAGCATTTGAAGTAGAGGATGTGGATGTTGATAAGTTTTTTGATATTCTTGAAGATAGGAAATCAAGTATATTAGATAAATTAGATCCATCATTATTTTTTACTTTAGTTAAAGAAGCAAGAGATATCAATGCAACATATGATAAGTGGGTTGAGTTACTAGAGCAATACATATTAATCGGAAATGATGTTGATTTAAGACAAGATGCATTAGATTTATATAATAAGTATGTTATTAGTTAGGAGAACAAAGGATGATTCATTGGAGCTTTTATCATGGACATGATCAAGATATAGTAGGAAAAAAGAAAAAGCATGATAATACAATATATACATTTGATATCGAAACAAGCTCCATTATAATTTTAGATGGAAAAATATATCCAGCAATCAATTATAAAGATTTGAATGAAAAGGAGCAAAAAGAGTGCTCCTTTTATTCATTTATGTATATTTGGATGTTTGGGATTAATGATACAATTTATTTTGGCCGTACATGGAAGGAGTTTCAAATTTTTTTAAAAAAAATTGATGATGCAGCTCCAAAAGAGAAAATTGTACATGTACATAATTTATCATTTGAGTTTCAATTTATAAAATCATATTTTAATTTTGAGGATGTAATTGCCAGAAAATCGCACCATGTAATGCAATGTACTTTAAGTGATTATAATATAATTTTTAGATGCACTAAATATATGACAAATTTAGCATTAAAAAATATTCCTAAAACATATGGATTAAATATATCTAAAAAGGTTGGAGATTTAGATTATTCGCTAATTAGAACAAATATAACAGAATTAACAGAGGCAGAGATGCGGTTATTGTGAGGCTGACTGCCTTGTATTATATGAATACATCAAAAAAGAATGTGAAACATATAAAGATGTTTATAAAATTCCAATGACTGCAACTGGAAAAGTAAGAAAACAATTAAAAGATTTAACTAGAAAAGATTGGAATTATAGAGGAAAAACAAAAAGAGCAATTAATGTAGATCCTCATGTTTATAATATGTTAGTGAGGGCATTTGCTGGAGGATACACTCATGCTAATTGGCTATATACAGATAGAGTTCTAATAGATGTTGACTCATATGATGAGACATCTGCATATCCTTATGTTTTAGTATCGCATAAGTTTCCAATGACTAAATTTTTAAAATGTAATATTACAAGATATGAAGATATGTTACAAAGTTTAGCATATTTAATAAGAATAAAAATGATAAATGTAGAATCAAAATATTTCAATAATTTTATTTCTAAATCAAAATGTGAGGAAATTCAAGGAGCAAGATGTGATAATGGTAGAGTAATATCTTGTAAATATTTAATTATTACAATTACAGATGTTGATTTTAGATTATTTAAAATGACATATGATTTTGATTATGAGATACTAGATTGTTATTCAGCAATATATAGATATCTACCAAAACAATTAATTAATTTTATATTAGATAAATATGTTGAAAAGACAAAACTAAAAAATGTTGAGGGTCAAGAGGTTGCATACAATTTAACAAAAGGGATGTTTAATAGCATTTATGGAATGTGTGTAACAAATACAATTAGAGATGAGGTTATATTTGATAATGAGAATGGATGGAAAGAGGAAAAAATTACAAATGCAGAAATATTAGAAAAATTACTAAAGCAAGAAAAAAATCCATTTCTTGAATTTTCTTGGGGTGTTTGGTGTACATCTTTTAGCAGATATAATCTAATCACTAATATAATACAGCAAGATGAGTTTTGTACATATGCAGATACAGACTCAATGAAACTTATTCCAGGTTATAATAAAAATGCAATAGATGAGTATAATGATAGTGTTAGAAAAAGAATTGAAAAAGCATCTAATATATTAGATATTCCTATGGAAAGATTTGAGCCAGAAGATATAAAAGGAAATAAGCATCTACTAGGTTTATTTGAGTATGAGACAACATCAAAAAATAATAAATCTCATACATATCATGAGTTCATAACTCAAGGAGCTAAAAAATATGCATATAGAGATATGGATGGCTCTTTACATATAACAGTTGCTGGAGTACCTAAAGAACGGTGCTAAAGGATTAAAAGATTTAAATGAATTTAAAGATTCTTATATATTTAGGTATGAAGATACTGGAAAATTATTATTATCGTATTGCGAAAATCAAGAGGGATTATATGTTACAGATTATCAAGGCAGAGAATCTTTTGTTACAGATAAATCTGGATGTTGTCTAATTCCAACAACATATGAATTAGGAAAAGCATTAGATTACATCGAATTAATTGAAGAAAAATCAAGTGAACGAGCAATATATAAAGAATAGGAGGAAATATGACAGATTTAGAATTTATTAAAAGTTTTTCAAAAATTACAATTACGGATACATGCAAGGAGCTTGGTGTTAATAGAGAAAATTTATATAAAGGAAAAACCACCAAGAAAAATGAAATGAAAGTTGCTCTGGCATTAATTAAAAAATTTTATAGTATATTAGATGAATATAATAAAGATAATGAGGATATTAATTATGAGTAAGCAAATACATTATAATCTAGATCCAATAGATAAAATTGGAGCAACATATAATTTAATATATGGAGAAAAGAGTAACGGAAAATCATGGCAAGTAAAACACAAAAAAGGAATATTAAAATATTTAAAAACTAAAAAAAGATTCATTTTACTTAGAAGATGGTTAGATGATATCAAGCCTCAATGGATTGAAAAATATTTTAGTGATGTTGATATCGCTGGACTTACAAATAATAAATACACTTTTGTTACCTGTTATAGAAAAGAAATATTTTTAGCTTATTTAGATGATAACGGAAAAGTTAAAAAAGGTGATAAAATTGGTTATGCTATGAGCTTATCAACTGAGCAGCATGAATCAGGAGCAAGTTATTTAGATGTTGAGGATATTATCTTTGAGGAATTTATGGAGCGTGGAGTATATCTAGCTCATGAATCTCAAAAGCTCATGGCCTTATATTCTACAATAGATAGAAAAAGAGGTGTAGTAAGGCTTTGGCTTGTAGGAAATACTATCACCAGAGTTAATCCATATCTTAGAGATTGGGATTTACAAAAAGTAGTAAGAAGACAAAAACAAGGTGATATCAATGTTATTGATATACCTACAGAAGATGGCTCTACTGTAAAACTTGCAATTGAATATTGCAAGAGTTCAGGTGGTAGAACTATGACAATTGGTTCAAGTTCTAAAATGATTGATAGTGGAGCTTGGCAGAGTTTTCCTCAACCACATTTGCCAAAAAGTAAAAATGATTATATAATTAAGTATAGATTTGTATTTCAATATCAAGATTTTAGATTTTTGTGCGAATTGCTAGTAGATAAAGAAGATAGATCTAATATAGCATGGTTTATATCCCCAAAATATACAGATATAAAACCAAATACACTTGTAATAAGTGATAAAATCTCTACATCTCCATGGTGGCAAAGAGATATTTACAATTTAACAATTAGAAATGAAAGACTCAAAGAAGTTCTATCAACATTTAGAGAATCCAATATTTTTTATAGTGATGATCTAACTGGTACAGATTTCAAACAATTAATAGATTTTTCTATAAGGAGGTAGCATATGGCTATTCAAAGTGAAATCTATCTAGCTAAAGGAATAAGACTAGATAGAGATTATAATAATGTTTTATCTTATACTCCACAGCAAACACTTGCATATGTACAAAGTAAACAGACTGCACATGCAACTAATTATTCATTCATTAGAGATGGAGCAATTTCTGTAGGATTTCAATATAGTACTTGTTTAGAATCAAATTATATTGCATTTCAAAATAAAAATTATTCTAATAGATGGTTCTTTGCATGGATTGATGAGGTTAGATATGTAAATAATGCAACAGTTGAAATTAAATATACTGTAGATAGTTGGTCAACATTTTTCTGGAATTTAAATACAGATGGTGGATGTTATGTAATAAGAGAACATACTAACGATGATACAATTGGAGCTAATACAATAGATGAGGGATTAGCAGTTCCAGAAGTTGAGCAAATTAATGTTCAAGAGACCAGCACCATTGATAATGAATTATATATCTGTGTATCAACCAATTGGGATGTATCTGTTAAAAGAGATCCAGATTCACCAACTGGTGCTAATGCAGTTGGTACAAAAGATGGAGAAGGATATAATGGTGTAAGTATGTTTAATAATAATACATTCGGTTCTCTTCTTTGTTTATTTGATTTTAGTGATACTGGATTAACTAATTTAGAGCGTTTTTTATTAACAACTAATAGTCAAGGACATATTGAAGATATACATGATATCTTTATAGTTCCTAAATGTATATTTACATCTCAAACAGATTTAATCACAAAAAATATTACATTCTATTATTATAGAATATCTACTCAACCAATTGTAGAGATACCTTTTTCATATAAACAAGTATCATATATGAGTTCTAATAGAGATAATGTATATTTTTCTAATGTAGAGTTTACTCCTAATTATTCATATGGAGATTACACAGTTAAGAATAATAAATGCTATTGTTTTCCTTATAATTATTTAATGGTATCTAATAATATAGGAAATCAAAATATATACAAATTAGAAGAGTTTGATGATGTTGAGGGCTTTACTGCTGGAGATAAGATTCTGCAAGTTCAAATGAGTTTATCTATTGGAATGAGTGGTAGAATAGTACCAATAAGATATAAGGGTAGACAATTTGATTATGAGGATTCATTAACACTTGCTAAATTTCCTACATGTTCATGGTCTGCAGATTCATATACTAACTGGCTTACTCAACAGAGTGTAAATTCATCAAATCCTGCTTTATCACTTGGAGCAGATATAGTTGCTGGAGGTAGTATAATTGGAGGGTTAATTGCTTCTGCTGCTGGAGAAATAGCAACATTTTATGGTGGTTATAAAAAAGCTCAATTATTACCAGAGATTACTGGTGGTCAAGCAACTGGTGATGTTAATTTTGGTAATAAAAATAATCATTTTACATTGATACAATATAGAATAAAATTGCAGCATCTAAAACAAATAGATGATTACTTTTCAAGATATGGTTATAAAACTTTGAGAGTTAAAAAACCAAATGTATTTGGTAGAACAAATTGGAATTATATTCAAATAGGCTCTACAGAGTCAATTGGTTTTGGAGATGTTCCAGAGCAAGATTTAAATAATATAAATAGAGCTTGTAGAAAAGGTGTAACAATTTGGCATAACCATGCAAATATAGGAAACTTTAATTTATCAAATACAATTACATCATAGTTTCATGTGAAACAAAATAAAGAGGTGCAAATGCACCTCTTTTAATCTATTTCCCAATTTTGAGGATTATTATTAGAAAATTGTCTATATACATGTCCAGTAGGTGATACTCCTATAGCTCCATCTTGTCTAGCAAAATCATCATAATATTTTCTTCCAGTTGTATCTTCTGCAAATAATTCTAGCATTTTAACACTATTATAATCTTGAACAGAAGTATCAATAAAATGTTCAAATATAACATACTCACCATTAGAATTTTTGTAATTAATATTTGTTACATTATAAGTTGTTCCATCTGGTAGATATACAGTTATTTCTCCAGTTGTATTATTAATATCATATCCAACTATATAATCAGTTGTATCATTTAATCCACTAAATGTACCTGTTTCTGTATTTGTTAAAACTTGATTATCAAAGTATCCAATATAATAATTTGTTTTTCCTATGTTAATATGGATTGATTTATTTGTAACATCTGTTATATAACTAGATCCATTTGGAGTAGAAATTAAAGTAATATATCCACCACCTTGAAAATTAATTTTAGCTCTAACTTTTGTTATATTTCCATCCATTTTTACTCCAGTATAATCACCATTATTATATGCTCCATCTTTTCTTTGACATCCAACTAAAGCTTTATTTTTAATATAAGCTTGATTATAAATAGTATAATCATTTGAATATTGTTCGTTTACAACATCTATTTTAGCATCATCTCCATATGGTACATAGTTTTGAGGTGTTACTGTATTTGTTACCATTATTTGAGTAGTAGTTGTTGACATTGTAGGCTGTGGAGTAGCTGGAAAGAATTGTAAAAATACATATTGTTTAGTTGTTACAAAAGAAAGTTGAGTTTTAGGAGTAAGTGTAGAAGTATCTACATAAGTAGTATTATCTACTCCTACTATATTATTAGCACTTGATAAAGTATTTCCTGAAGCTTCTATTTTATAAAAGAAAGGTGAATTAATTTTTACGCTTACATTTTTACCTATTCCAATATTTAAGCAATAAATTCTAAATCCTCTACTATCGCTATTAACGTGACCGTTAACATCGAATAAGGCTTTATTCATAAAATAATCTGTAGGATCTAATAAGTTGTTTGATAATTTTTCGAAGTTTAATCCGTCTACAATAATATCAATTTCATTTTGTAATCTTGCAACCTCATCTGTATTTACTGTTGATTGATATACTCCGCCTTGTTGCCAAGTTGTACCATTATAATAATACCAATATCCATCTGTTGTATTTACATATATTTTAGTTGTATCTGTCATTCCACTTGTACTTGATGCTGCTAATGGAGAGCCACTAGCAACTCTATTTACTTTTGAATTGATTTCATCTATTCTAGCATCTTGTCCATCTACTATTGGTTCTAAATAAGTATCAACATAAGTTGATAAAATTGAATTAAGTTCACCAGATTCTGTCATCTCGTTTAATTTATTATCTATTTCATCTTGTACATCTAAATTTTCAAAATAATCATCCACAAAAGCTTTTAATTGATTAAATTTTTGTATATATAAAATCATATCATCGTTTAGATTATTATTATTTTTAACAACTTCATTCATTTTTTCTGCTAATTTACAATATAATCCATAAGCAGTTAATTGGTCAAAATCTTCTGCTATAAAAGGAAATGATTGTAACAATTGATATTTGAATGGTTCAATATATTTTAATTCCTTTTCACTATTATCACTCATTTTATACCTCCTTTATAATAATCCATAAAATAACACATCTAAATCTTTATAGATTTGTGTCATTATATTTTCTATATTTTCAAATTTTAAATAAGAATCAACTTTATTAGAAATAGTTCTATTTATAGTTTCTGATAGAGTTCCCTCTCCATTAGATTCACTAGAATCAGTTCCAGATCTTGTATCTGTATCAAAGTTATAATCAGTTACATATTTTTCAGCTCTTAAGTTTAACAATTCCTCTTGAGGCAATGCAGAATATCTTCTATCACTCTCACCACTTGAGCTAGTTTCACTTTCATTAGTAAGATTAGATGTTGTCTCTTGTTCTCTTGTTATACTTTCTCCATCTGTAAAAACAGACCAATTATGCATCATGTCAAACATCTTATTATACTTTGGCATTATTTCATTAAGTTTATTTTCTAGAGCTATTTCAAATGCAGTTGGTGTATCAAATCCAAGTCGCCTCATAATAAAATGATTTAAAATTTGTTTTTCAAAATCTTCTCTATTTACATTTGTAGATAATGGATAGTTAAAATCAAATATAGTTGCTCTTGAGTATGTAGCAAGTTCTCTCGTTTTTTTCTTTTCATTTTCTGGTTTTCCATAATTTACTATTGAATCCATATATGAATATAATGTGATTGGTTTAGTGTTCCATGCTGGTATTGGTGGTAGCCACATTGGTAATATCATCTAAATCACCTCCATTATCTAAACTTGTTAAAAGTCCATCATAAAATTGTACTTTTATATTTGTACCAAATTTTTGATTAATCATTTTTATAGCCTTGTCTCTCGGTTCAAATCTTGAAAATCTACTAGCAATTGTACCTCCTTGAGATGCTAATACCTCATCTTTAATGTTACGTTCTTTTTTCTGGAAATTCATATTAGATATACCAATAAGTCTTAAAAATTCATTCCAATCTTTTTCTTTATGTACATCTAATTTATCTACTACATATGGTGGAGCAATTAAATCAACATGGATATTATCTATACTCATATTATCATATGTAATAATTGTACTTTCAAATCCATCTACATTATTTACTAAATCTTTAATAGTTTTTTCTTGGCCATGTGGTACTTGCCACAGTCTCATATTTTTTTGCTGAGCAATGTTGCAATCAATCGTTCTAGTATCTAATGCTATGCGAGATGCATATTGCATAATATCTCCCACTATAGAATATCTACCATTATTATCATACATAATAACATAGTCATTAGGTTTTAAATATTTAGTATATCCATTAGATCCTAATACTTTAATATAGCGAGGTCTGTTATATACATCAAGTTCACCAATACAAGTATAAGGTAAAGCTAATAATCCCATAACATCATCTTTAAAAAATGCTATTGAACCTTGCTCTAACAAAATGCTATTCAAATATGGTATATCAATATACTCTGGCATATCTTTAAACTCAAAAACATTTTCAGCAAGTGTAATCATTTGCCTTAAATACATATTAAAAGTAGCATTATTAGATAGTTGAGCATTTATTAATTCTAGTTTCATGCTTTTCCTCCTTTTCTTAAAAATAAAAGGGATTGGGATTATAATCCCATATCCCTTTGGAAATAATTATTTAATTAAGATACAGTAATAACAATTGCTCCAGTAACTTTTGCAATATTAACTGTTTTAGTTGTTGAATTATATGCTGTAGATGTTACAGCAGATCCACCCATTGTAACAGCAACAGTATCTCCAGCAGCAACTCCAGTTAAGTTAGTAGAGTAAGAAGTACCCTCAATTACTTTTTTAGCTTTGTTGCTTGATTTTACTCCTGTTTTTAATGTATATGTAACTGTAAATTCTTCTACAGTACCATCACTATCCTCATCACTTGCTACTTTAAATGCAACTGCATTTACTAGATTTGAGTATGCTAAAGTTTGCCATACATGTAAGTAATAATTTCTATATAATCCTTCTGCATTTTCAAATTCTTTAAACAATACTAAATCATCATATACTTGGAAAAACATCTCATCTACTAGACAAGCTCTAATTGATGGATCAGGAAAAGCATCAATAACTATTTTTCTAGTGTCATTAAACTCAGCAACAGTCATATTAAATACAGATGCTAATACATCAATTGCAACAGATACATCTGTAGCATTATCAATTATTAATACTTGTTCAGCCTTTGGTGTATTTGTAATAATTGGTTTATTATCTACAGATTGGCTTGTTAAATATGCATTGTTATTAGCATTTGCAAATACCATATCTCCAGATACTATCTTAACTGCCTTGATAAATGCTTTTGCATTTGATTCACTTGTTGTAGGATCTGCAACTGTAACAACTTTCATTGCATTATTATCACATGCTTGTTTAATTAATTGTTTCATCAACACAAACTCATCTAATTCGCTAGAATTATATAATGTATTAATTATAGATTGAATAAATGATGCTAATCTCTCATAAGATGAAAAAGCTTTTTGTATCATTTCTGGAGATACTGTAATCTTATATTTATCTTTTCTATTCATTCTATGATATACAGCTTTAACATCTGGCAACTCTCTAGTAAGTAAATCAGCTCCAGTTGGATCATAACCTTTAGCTTGTACAAAGTTAGCATAAACCTCTTCAATTGTATCTCCTAATGGTTTTGTACCCTTCTTTAGTGATTTAAGTGGATCAGAAAAGAATTTTGTTATGATTACTTGTTTGATAATCATGTTCAAAAGTGTATTGATAAATTCATTTGTTACGACTGCATTATTTGGATCAGTCATTCCAGCTTGGATATCTTCAATATTTGTTCTTGTAGCTTCTGGTATTCTCTCTCTATAGATATCACTAGCATTGTCTCTAATTGTGTTTAAAACTCCTGTTAAATCCATTATTTTAGTTCTCCTTCCTCGTTGAATAAATCCTCAAACTTTCTAGGCTCTTTTGGTTTTTCAACTTCATTTAAAATAGTATTTGTTGGATTTTGTACAATAGTATTTTCTATAGTAGGATCTTTAGTTAAAAATCTTTCTTTATACTTTTGTTTTAAATCCTCTAGCTCTCCAGTTAATTTCTGGATTTGTTCATCTTTTTCTGTGTCATTTGATGCATCTTGCCATGAATCTTCAATGTCTTCTAATAAAGCAATAGAAATATCATTGTCTTTAATTGTTTCAGCAAGCTTGTTTTTTAGTTCTTCTTTTGATAGTTTCATTGGTTTCCTCCTTTTTCGATTTTATTTTCAATCAAAAGTAGTCTGTTATCCATACTCTCTAGAGTTGATAACATTTTATTCATTGTAGTAGATTGGAAATAAATAAGATAAGCAACACATACAATTCCAATGCCATTGTTTGTGATTAAGTTAATAAGATCTTGCATAGGTTTAACCTCCAATCTCAATTATAATTAAATTATAATATTTTTTTGTCATTATGTCAAATATTACAAAAATAAAAAAATAGCACGTATACACGTGCTATCTGGTCAAATTGGAAAATAGGCTAGAAGAATATATAATATATCCCTCCAGTAAGCTCAATGCGAAAAAACACAAAAAACACATTGAACTTATTGGAGGGATATGGAAAATCATTGAATTTTCATCACAGTTCTATCAAAAGACTCAAACATGAACAAGCTCATAATGATTATATATGATTAATATCTGTTTGTCAAATTTCTCCTATTTCTAATATTTTTAGTGAACGTTTGCCAATTAAATCTATGTTTTTTCTTTGTTACCTCTGGAGTTGGTGGCTCTGGTGGTTCTGGAGGAGTTGTTTTAGATCTTAACCATCCTAACACATTATTATAATTTGCATGAGGCTCTAAGGATGTACGTTCATGTATTGTCCAGTTTTGGCCAAAACATACAAAAGAAGCATTTGTTATATCTTTATATGCTATAGATATATGTCCTGCTCCTCCACCTACTGCAGTTGACCAAACCATAATATCACCGTTTAAGTGGTATATTATTTCCATCATATGTTATTCTATCAAAATTATTATATAAGAATGGTATATTATAAAAATCATCATAATATGCATGTGCATTTCCTAAACCAGTTTGTACTTGCAGTCCTAATACATCTTGCATATATTGTTCTACTAAATCAACACATTGATAGAAAAAAGCTCCATCAAATTCTACTTGCTGACCATCATATGTTATTACAAATTCATCTAATGTCATTTTTATTTATCCTCTCAAGTTTTTCTTTAATTTTTTTCATTGATATTTCAAAGTAAGTAATAGCTCCAATCATAATTATAGCACAAATAATTAAAAATAATTTCATAAATATCACTCCTTACTTTACATAGATTTTATTATTGTATATTGCACAAATATAACCAGATGGTATCTGCATCCATGTATTACCATCTACAATATGAATAGCTTTGCATGTTACTTTTGTGCCTTTTTTAAGAGTTGCATATACTTTATTAGTACTATGTTTCCTTCC